TCCGGCTCAGTTGCACCACTGACCACCACATCACCTTCTGCTGTAATCGCCTGCATCAGGGTATAAGGGGTTATGGCCACCGGACTACCAAACGGCTGCCAGCCCTCTTTCAGTTTGTGTGTCAGCTTTTCCGCAAGGTCTGACGGCGACGCCGCCCTGACAACATCATAATGTTTAAATGTCATTATTCCTCCCGGCCGGGATAGTGTATTAAATCAGATATGGAGTGGGCTGTAGTCCGGAAGCCTGAATGACACACGGGGACTACAGCCCGAGATATGAAAAAAGGCCGCGCAGTTGCGCAGCCTTATGAATCCTGGTTAAAATCCGCACGATAAAAATGACAATGCAAGTATCTCATGCTGTTGCCCGAACCTACTCGGGCTTTTTTTTGCATGTAAAAAGGCTCCTGCGATGAGGAGCCTGGATATATGCCTAATCTCTGTATACAGCATGATGCCGGGTGCCTCCCGGTGAATTCTGCAATGACCAGACAGAATCCGCAACTTGCCTATACAATACGCAACCAAACATCTGTCATTATGCCCCGCCGCCCAGGGGGATTCATCATGCAGGATTTTTTTAACAAACGCTCAGCATGTCAGGCAACAGTCGACTACCTGAATTGTGAGGCATTTAACATTTCACTGTCCGGTGTCTTTCCTGTAATAAAAAGCCCGCAAAAGAGAGTCAGGGCAGATAAGTGTGGTGTGGCGCGTTGTACTGGATTCGAACCAGCGACCTGGCGATTATGCGTCGCTCGCTCTCACCACTGAGCTAAAGGGCCGGGCGCAGGATAATAACGGTACGTAACTAATCCTGCAATATCATCCGTTCTGACTGACTAAATCCTGTACTTCCCTGACCGTCTGCTCAAAACGTTCAGTCTCCAGCTCAACGCCAGTTGCACGACGCCCCAGCGCCATCGCGGCTTTGACTGTCGAACCCGACCCCATGAAGAAATCTGCAACCAGGTCACCCGGACGACTGCTCGCACTGATTATCTGCTGCAACATTTCTGCCGGTTTTTCGCACGGATGTTTCCCGGGATAGTACTGCACCGGTTTATGCGTCCACACATCCGTGTACGGCACCTGCGCCGTCACGCCAAAATACCGCCGCAGATGCTTATATTCACTCTGCAGTTCCGCATACTGCCGGTTCAGTGAAGTATACGTCTCCAGCAGCTGGTGGTGGGGCTTTTCCAGTTCACCGCGCTGATGCTTCTCTTCTGCCACCCGGGCAAACAGCGCCTGTAATTTCAGATAATCGCTTTCGTTCGGTAGCTGCCACTGACTGGCACTAAACCAGTGCGACACCATGTTTTTCTTTCCTGTGGCATCCACTATCTGTTTTGCCGTTATCCCCAGGGCAGCACGCGCATCACGAAAGTAAGAAATCAGCGGAGCCATCACATGCTGTTTCAGTGCCCTGCCCTTCGCCTCATACCCGGCATCTTTCGGACGATACGGCCCCTGATAATGTTCCGCGAACAGAATGCGCTCTGTGGCGGGGAAATACGCCCTCAGGCTTTCCTTGTTGCACCCGTTCCAGCGTCCGGACGGCTTCGCCCAGATAATATGGTTCAGCACACTGAAGCGTTCACGCATCATGATTTCAATGTCAGATGCCAGGCGATGGCCACAGAACAGGTAAAGACTTCCGGCAGGTTTCAGCACCCGCCAGAACTGCGCCAGACACTGGTCCAGCCATTTCAGGTAATCCTCATCACCCGTCCACTGGTTATCCCAGCCCTCAGGCTTCACTTTAAAGTACGGCGGGTCCGTGACTATCAGGTCAACAGAATTTTCGGGTAACGACCGGATAAATTCCAGGCAGTCGGCGTTGATTAACTCACAACTGGATATTTTTACAGTATTAAACATGGATCATTAAGCCTGTCTCTGATAGGCTCATACCGCTTTTGCGCAAAGCAGATGGGCCTGAGGTTTGCTTGTGACCCCAACGCATGAGCAGATGGCTGGTGAGTGCCCCTAACACCCACCAGCCGCCCATTTACCACAAATAAAAAAGCCTTCAGGACTGAAGGCGTCTGTAACAACCAAACTGATAGTCTGCCAGACCCGCCATAACAAGCTGGGTCAGTATTAGCTGGCAGCGTTCGCGTGAAAGGTGCGTATTCTGTGCAATCTCCCCGACTGTCGCCGGTTCGGTGGCACTTAATTCATTAAAAACTGCTCTGGCGGTTTCTGTCATATCCCGCTGTTTCAGCATGTCTTTTTCCCTTTTTCGGTTAACGTGACACACCAATAACTCTTGTCGAAAAAGCCAGCAAGCTGAAAGACCGGTATTCACCGCCGCCAGCGCGTTTACTGTACTGACGCGATTTTCGGACATAAAAAAACCGCCTGGCGGCAGTTTTTTTCTTATTTTGTCATCGCGTACAAAATAGGCAAAATATCAGATTTATACGAAACATACGCGATTTAATTGACTTTTGCAATATCTCGTCGTGAAAAGGTCGCTTTTTGTTGCGCTCTTATTTTCACGGAGCAAATCAAGGATTCTCTATCGAGGCGCTTAAAAATATCGCACATCTCACGCCAGTAGTTCGCATAATTATGGCTCCAGTTATCAGGCTTAACTCCACACAGTCTGGCAAGCTCCTGTCTCTGGTAGACCTCACACCCGGTAACCCATCCTCTGACATCCTGTGCCGCCAGCCAGATCAACTTCTTCACACGCTCCAGCGTTTTCACTGCAATTTTTCTGGTACCAGACTGAGTTTTAAATTCATTCCACACCCACTGCGTTATCGCGATCTGATGCTCCCAGCAAATGTTTCCGCCATAACACCACAACAACCACGCCTTCTGATGTTCTTCCAGTTCCAGAAGGGTACGCCGCCACGATGATGTTGCAAACTCAACAGGACTGACCAGGGCAATTGATGAGCCTTTCGCCAGTGATTGTTTACCCGGGATTGGGGGATTATCCCGCGTGATCATTTTTCCGGTTACCTCATCGCGGTAACGAATTTTTTTGCGTCTGTAACGCCCTGTATCGAACAGGGCATTTTCCTGCCAGGCTTCCAGTTGACCTTTTGTCGCCCCACTGAGATCCGCAGTGGCAATCATGAGTTGCTCACGAACAAACTGTAAATACTGGTTATTCATGCACACCCCACCTCTGTAATTTTTATCTCCAGCCGTCCACCAGATACTGGCTTGCCACGTACAATATTGATTTCATCAAACTGCTCATCGTCCATTAACAACCCCGCGTGCGTCAGCGCATCCAGCGGTGCTTTCAGAATATTGTCCAGGTCACGGCGGCGCTTATCCGGTGGCTCTGCAATAATTTTTATTGCCAGCCGTCCGGACAGGCTTAATTTCAGTCGCTGCTGGCGAACAATAAGCGCCACTGCCCGGCGATAACGCTCCCCGGCTTTTGATACAAAATATGTGCTGCCACGGCGTCGCCAGTAAGTGTTCACCGTCGGCGGGTAAGGTAAAACCAAATCTATGAGCATCAGTCACCTCTTTTACCCAAGCACGCCAGTTGCAAAGGCGTGATCAAGAAAACGAAAAATTAAATCAACCTGAGAACCATGCTTTTCTTCGAACGCCAGCGGATCCGCATGAAGCTCGTTGTGATGCTCCCGACACAGCGGTAGCGTGAAAATATCGTGAGATTTTGTCCCCATTCCGCCCTGACCATGACCAATCAGGTGATGGGGATCGTCGGCTGGCTTACCACAACACGCACACGGCTGTGTCTTTACCCAGCGTGTGTATTTCTCATTTACCCAGCGGCGACGTTTAGGTCGTTTCATGAAGGATTCCGGAGACTCCGGATCAACGGCAATGCTGACCACCGTCTTTTCCTGTGGTGGGTTCTGTTGCTGGTGGGTGTGAGACGGTAGCGCAATATTTTTTGTGCGCTGCTTCAGTATGCTGGTGGCGGTCTGTTCTCCCGGTATGATGTCGCTTTCACGGTATACGGAGCGGATTTTTTCCGCACGCAACCCCAGCGAACGACGTAATACCGCTTCCGGTAGCGAGTCCGCCACCTGATTGCGGACCGCCCACCAGGATAATTCAGCCAGAGATAATTCACGCTCCTGTGCGCCATTCATTGCGTGACGGATGATGTCAATCATCCAGGCGGCCAGATTCTGTTGAGCAAGTTGATCCAGTGAATCAGATGTCTGCTCCCGCAGCTGGTTGTCGCAGTGCCAGCACAACACCATCGCGCCGGTACCGTAACGGTGAATGACGGTTTCGCTGTGATGATAATCACCGTGTAGCCACTGGCAGGATTTCACGTGACGTAATAACCAGTCAGACAGTGCACCAGCGCCACCCGCAGCACGGATCACCCGCTCATCGCTGAAAAATGGCAGTAGTGATTTATCTTCCGCCAGCGGCTGGTGAACGGCAGGTACAACCCCGGACGGCAGAGCTCGCATGCTTTTTGGTTCCGGCTCCACCAGTATTCTGCCGTTATGGAATGCTGACATTGATTCACGGCCTGGCTTAACGATAACCAGACCGAGTTCCGGTACCAGAACAGGTCGAAGTAATACCCGCACATTACCTCCAGATCCGTTGCTGGAATGTGCGGGACGGACGCGGTGGCCGTTCGGAGTAAGGGGGCCTGACGGAGATTATCCAGTGACGGTAGTCGAGGCTAAGGGCTTTTTTAACCTCGAATCCGCGCCTGCGGTAACACTGAATGAGCCATTCGGCCTGTTCTTCAGTGCATGGGGGATGCTGGTACCAGTCAGATTTGAATGCGTGAAAACACCGTCCGCGCCTGCTGGCAAAGACGGCAGAATCATCAGAATTGTGTAATTTGGTATCGTGCGCCATCGGCTGTCTCTGCTGGCGCAGCAGGTGCCAGTTGTTCAGGCTGGCGTGCGAATTGTAAACCAGAATGCCAGGAAAAAACAAAACCCGCCGAAACGGGTTAAGTGCGGGTGCGTTGAGGATGCCTGACACATCAGAGGTGGCGAGGGATTTCTCCCCCGCCAGGTCTCTTACTCCTCAGGTTCGTAAGCTGTGAAGACAGCGACCTCCGTCTGGCCGGTTCGGATTCGTACCTCGCAGAGGTCTTTCCTCGTTACCAGTGCCGTCACTATGACGGTTAAACAGATGACGATCAGGGCGATTAACATCGCCTTTTGCTGCTTCATAGCCTGCTTCTCCTTGCCTTTCGGCACGTAAGAGGCTAACCTACGTTTGTGAAGCATAGATTGGGCCTCAGATTAATGTTAAACGTCTTGCAGGACGCGTAATGTTAACTGGGGCTTTTCTCTATCTGCCTTTTGGTGTTCATGCCTGAGACAGATAGCCTCAAGCACCCGCAGCAATTCTACTTAACTCTCGCTTTACCGCAAACCGTTTTTACCCGATATGGGAATTCCCATATCGTAATGAATTCAGTTCCCTAGTCGATCCATCAAAAACACAACCAGGCAGTAAACGCCCACAACAGCAATAACAGCCAGCGCACCTTCCATTGCCAGTGAAATATCATCCGACATATTCCCTCCTTTGGTGTGAATCCCGGCGAACGTTTTTACCCCCACCGACAAATAACATATACTAAAAAATCAATAGCTATAGCAACGCCTGTAATTGCAAAGGCTTCAGGCCAGATCATTGGCGCACCTCCTGCGGCGGTTCTGGTAGCGGCATCCAGTCGGTTACATTGCGGCTCTGTGTTTCGAAAAATTCATCACCATTACGGACTACATCAAAAAACTCACCGTCTCGATATTGCGCATAAAGAACGAATGCGCCATCACATAAAATAATTACGTGCTGACCATCATCCGGCATTCGCTCACTACAGCTTATCCAACCATCCGGAGTTACCGGATAGTTGGTTGACGTTTCCGAGATTTCCCGAAAATTATTGGTTGACGAACCCTTATTTTCCCGAAAGTTTCCAGCCTGAAGCATGGCGGCGCGGCAGGCGTTCCATATTTCGGCAGCAATATCGCGCTCGCTATCGGTTAATTTGTACGTTGAAACATAGCCAGAGAGCATTTCTACGTTTTCCGGAGTTGCTTCTTCAGGCACTACCGGTGCTGGCTCACGTATTACAGGCTCGCCCATGCGTGATTCTCCCTGCGCCTCTTTCACCATGTGGTCATTGATTTGCTCCAGTCGCCGAACGTGCTCATCAGCTTCAAGCGCTCGCCGTTTCCAGATGGACAGGTCTTCACGAGCGCCCTGATATGCGTCACCGTATTCGCCGTTAAATACTGGCGCTGGCGGGGCGATGCGTCCAAGCAACTTATTTACCTCTTTCGCCATCGCGTCATATTTATCTAAATAGCGATTAGCTTCTAAGCAGACTCGGTGCATCTGATCTGAGTTAACTCGTTTAACTGGATCTGCTTCCAGCTATGCCAGTGCAATTTTGAATAACTCGCCCTATACCCGTGCCATCCCTGAATTGGGGTAGCATTTCGCAATCGCTATTTTTAATTTGGCTTCTTCGATTAATTTCTCTTTGGTTAATTCAGTCACTTTTCATTACCGCCCTTTCGGGCGGCCTCCTGACATTAATCGTTGTGATAACTCATAGCTTCATTTGCAGCATCAACTGGATCAACATCCCACCAGCAATAATTTGGGTCGACACCTTCAGGTGTCCACGGCTCTAATTCATTTTTTGCCGCATTCTCGTCGCCAGTAATTTTAAAAATCTGCTCTGAGAACTTTTTCACCCACTCGTTATATTTTTCAGCGTTAATAACTTTCTGTGCGTTTGACATTGATATACCTCCGGTTAAGGATTAAATTTTTAACAGAGCTAAATTTAATTATTCAGTTCTGGATTTTGTCACCCTGCGTATCCGCGCTTTCACGTTACGCTCAATCTGAATTAGCTTTTCTATATTTCTCCGCCTTTCCCGTTCCTCCTGGCGCAAGATCCTTACATCATCTGCCAGTCTGGTTTCTCTTTTCGCCACAGAGAGCATCCAGTCAAATGGCTCCACAACTGCACCGCAGATTTTACAGCGGACCTGACGCTCTTTTTCGTCAACCCGGACAGAGGCGTGATGGCAATATGGTCTTTCCGATGGCTCATAGAGAAAATTAACCTGATTACGTGGGTCATCCTCTTTTACCGGAAATAAAACGATATTGCTTAACTCATCTTCTGGTTTTATTTCCATGCTCCTCTCCTTTGATGCGAATGCCAG